ATACAAGATGTAGTTACACAAGAATATTATATTGGTCTTACTGCGCTGTCATACAAAGGTAATGTGTTTCGCACATTGCGCCGGCGTATGCAAAAGCATATGCAACGGGCCATGACTGAGCGTAAGGATTGGGGTTTGAGTTGTGCATTGCGTGAACGTGGTGCCGAGCGTTTTGTATTCGGTGTTATTGAAGTTGTTCGTGGCAAGCGTCCTGCTCATGCCCGCGAAACAGAATTGATTAACACATTGCGTCCCGAATTGAACACATTCGGGATTAAGTAAGGAGAACATTATGAAATACTTTTGGGATAAAGCAAAAGGTCTCAATGCTGACATTGAGCGTCACCGCGCCAAGGAAAAGGAATTAGAATCTAAGATTGCTGAACTTGAAGGTAAAGAAGATCCAATGAGTATTGCCGCATTGCGAGTGTATCGTAGGTTTCTTTATCAATTACAAGTAAGCAAGGTAGAAGTTGTTTCTAAGATTGGAAAGAAGTGATGACTAAAGCATGGAAACCATTATCAGAAAAGCGCGGGTTTAATAGGCTAGTTAAAAAATTAAAGCGTGAGCGTAAGAACGCACAGCCTGTACAGCCCGCGCCCAAGAAGGAAGAAAAAAATGAACGAACGAATTAAAGAACTATGTTCTAAGGCAATATCAGATGTTGATGGTATTCAAAACCCCGACACGCAACACATGTATATTCCAGGCTGCTTTCGGGACAGGTTCGCCGAGTTGATTGTGAAGGAATGTATGAAAATATGTCAGAACCATCCATCCATAATTTTTAAGAATGAATGGGATGCTGATGTTGTGGCCACTGATATTGTCAGCAGATTAGAATCACATTTCGGAGTTACAGAATGAACACACCAATCGTACCTGATAATGTAATCAAGATGTGGGCTGATCCTCGCTTTCAAATTCTAGCAGAGGTTGATAAATTATTGACAGGTAGCAAGACATGGGCGGGTATGGAATACACCTATCATCCTATACATCCTGTCAAGTATAAACCCGTGGCAGTAAAGGTACGCAAAGCATTAGACGATCTCAAAAAAGAATATGGAGTTGAAGAATGAAAAATATTGACTGGGGTCTGGTGATGATGGTTGTTGGCATGTCCATGATTGCTTATGCGTGGTGGTTTCTATGAAAGATTTTATGTATGAACAACAACGGGAATCTATAACCGAAGATTGGGGTGATGAGATATCGCAGCCTCTACTTTCAGAAAAATTAAATGTGCCCCGAGTGTCCTACAGGATCTATTACTCTAACGATAATCTGACTCGTAGGATTTTTATCTTCCGTGGCAACTGCACACCAGCAGTAACTGAAATAATGTTGGGTTTAGGATTTACTTTTGCTAAAGACGGTGATACAGAAAACATCCCTAATAAACCAGTAGAGGAAGTTGAACAATGATTGACTACAAATTCATTGGCTGGAACAATAAGGATGGCGCAGACAAAGTTTGGGGTGCTATCTATATAGAAGATAGAACAAACAGTCGGCCTAAAGTATTAATCTTCTGGGGCCGTCGTGGTAAAAAACTACAAACCAAATTGGATTGTGAAGGATGGGACCTAGATAAATTGGTTAGATCAAAAATAGAAAAAGGGTATAAAACAATCTATGATTATCAACTAGACAATGTTTATCCAGAATTTCTAAGTGATTTAGAAAAGACCACAATGTGGGCATTGCTTAAACTATAAATGATACCCAATTCAATTGACTATATACCAAACTTAGTGTATAATAACATATCTTAACTGGAGCTATAACATGAATCTTGAACAAGTAAACAATATCTTTCAACATAAAATCACCGACGGTAGTGATTATCTTTGGGATTGCTATGGATCTAATACCCGTAGTATTGACTACACTAGCGAATATGCGTGTGGCTATGTAGTCTTTGATACAGAAACACATAAGGCTTATGAAGTAACTGTTAGTGCAGTTGCAGGGGTATGGGGTGTTAATGAACCAAAGCCCTATCGTTATATTGCTACGGAACATCGTATGTCATACGATACTGAGGCAGCAGACCGTAACGTTGATCCTAATGTAGCTTGGGATGATATCAAGTGGGTTGACTTGGAAACAGAAGAAGATTTCATTGAAAAGGCAACGGCTATGTTTAATGGTGAAAAGTTTGATACTCGCATTCAAGTGCCAATTGATTTAGACAATGATACTATGCTAAAATTAGCAATGGAAGCACATAAGCGTGATATCACATTGAATAAGATGGTTGAAGAAGTATTGCGTAATGTAATTGCTGAACATGAACTTAATATTGCTTAACATTTACAATTACATCAAAGATGACTATACAACAAACCCTTTTCGTTTTGTCGTTGAAGTTGCGGCTTGGATTATTAGTGTCGGGTGTTCGGTCACAATGGCGCTCACGGTACCACAACCACCCCTTCTCATTCTTTATCCTATATGGATCACTGGTTGCGCTATGTATGCTTGGGCTAGTTATACTCGCAAGTCGTTTGGTATGATTGCCAATTATATGTTGTTAGTGACTATTGATAGTGTTGGTCTTGTTCGTATGTTAATTAATTAAGGAAATATCATGGGTAAAAAGAAAATTGAATCTAAAATTGAACCAAGTAAACTTGATCCTGGATGGGTTAAGACAGGTGATAACTCTTGGGTAGCAACATTACAGGAAGATCCAGAGACAGGTGATTTGATTCTTCCACTTCCAGATGAGGTAATGAAATCACAGGGATTTGAAATCGGTGATATCCTAAAATGGAAAGATAATAAAGACGGGTCATTTAGTCTTAGAAAGAAAGCATCCGAGGAGAAACAATGGGTGTTAGTTGAAGCGGTAAGCACATTTCGTACCCGTTACATGGTTGAAGTTCCAGCTGGTATTGATGACTATGGTAATGACAAGGTTAAATGGGCATTAGATACTGTAACGATGGGTGAAGCAAAAGAGTTTAGTCAGGAACATCTTGGGGAACAAATTGTTAGCCATCGTGTAGTAAGTAAGAAGGAAGCATTTGCTCTGTGTGATGCAGACAATGATTACGCCGATGAGTGGGAAAAAGAACTAAAAATGAAAAACTTTTTTACTACATGGGAAGAACAAAATGGAAACGATTGATATACTAGAGAAACCTTATCATCCAACCAAAGATTGGACTGACCAAGATTGGGATAAGTTTAGTAACTGGTTAACTGGAATGCTTAAAATTAATGAAAGTGTTACAGTTACTTTTACTAAACAGGATGGTACTGAGCGTGTAATGAATTGTACATTGAAACCAGAATTATTACCCGAAGCAAAACCATTACAAGAAGGTAAAACACCTCGTAAAGAATCAACAACTAGTATTCGGGTGTACGATTTAGAGAAACAAGAATGGCGCAGTTTCACTACAAAAAACGTCACTAGAGTGGAATTTAGTATTTGACAATAAATGGAGTATCTGCTATACTATGGGTTATGAAAAAGCAAATACTCTCATTCAAAATTGAACAGCCCAAACATCGGGCTCACCATGTGTTGTTTCAAAACAACACTCCGTTCAAGCCAAAATCCGTACAATCCAAAGTATTGTACAAACGCAAACCTAAGCATTCCAAACAGGAGTTTTGATATGAACGAATCTCTCGCCATCTTGGAAAAACTATTAAAGTCCCATGATTGGTATTTTGACTATAGTGATGACCACTCTGTTTGGAAGAAAGGCATGGCTGAACGGTCTGCTATCAATCAGGAGCAGAAAAGATTGATTGAGTCGGGACTGGCCACAGTAGAGGAAGTCCAGGAATTGACACATAAATACGCCCCCAAAACTTGACATTAAATGGTCTTGGGTGTATACTACACATATTAACTTACAAAGGAAATTAAAAATGTCTCTTAAACTTAAAGCACTATTACAATTGGTCGGTCTCGTAGGATTCGCAGCAGGAGTCTCGTTGTCAATTGATTATATCTTTGCTCATGTTCCGCGTGAAACAATCGGCACCGCAATTGGTCTCGGGGCTATTGGTTTTATATTTTATTTGGGTTACAGTCTTTTGCTAACCCGTCTGGAATCTTTGGAAACTCTCAATAAAATTGAG